ATGAGAGAGGGGGGGTAAAACGTTTGACCCCCTCCCCCCTAACTTTTTCTCGATACTTTCCTATAGATTCCTAGAACATTCTCTCTAACGATCTCATCAATCGCAAACTGAATTGCTATAGCTTGATCGGCATCCGATAGATCGTCGGATGTAGCTACAACTCGAGCAAGGAAGCTTGGTGTGTGGTAGCCGAGGCGGGCGTCGTATGCATACCATTCATCCCATTGTGTGAATGGATCGTATGGGTTGTCAACTGTAGTCAACACCCATTCGCCTTGATCATATGTATCAATCATTGTCACCTACTGTCCATAGATACTAGACTTCAAGGTAGACAATGCCACACCTAGCTGATCAGCTACCTCAGCAAGAGTGTATCCAGCATCGAGCATCTGCTGTGCTCTAGCCTGCTTGACCGATGTCATGACAAGCTTCTCTCTTGGTGTAGCTAGCCTCCTGATAGCATCTATATCGCCGTTATCAAGGATGTCATTCAGTTTCTTGGTAGAGATAGCGCCTGCTTGAATGGCTTGCCACTCACGGTCAGTAATCTCATGACCAGGGCTACCAATGCGTTGCTTACCAGCACCAGTCCTAGCACGAGCTTCAGCTAATGCTCTAAACTGAAGCTTTCTCAAATCATCTTTATCCATGTTAGGATTGGCTGCCCTAGTCTGGGAGATGATGGCGTTTGCTAGGGACTGGGCTTGTCTTTCAAGGGGGGCATTCTTCAATGCAATATTCAGCTTTGCATTGAGAGAAGCAACCTCATCCGCATAAACTTTTCTAGCACTAGGCGAATACTCGAGATTACCTGTCCTAAGAGAATCGAGACGGGCCTCATTAGCCAAACGCTTTAGTCTATTCGAATGATCCGCATACACCAACTCGATAGGAGTACCAGTCTTAGAGACTAGAGTGCGTGCATCTTCGGTAACCGCAAGGCGAGCATGACGTTCCCTAATCGGAACCGTCTTACCCTGACGATTCACATACGAACGTCCAGTAGGCACAAAGACTTTGGCGCCAGTCTCAGGGTCAATAGGCCCACCTTCAGAGGCTCGGCGTGCTCTACGTTCCTCGATATGGGTCTGCTGAGTAGCCCTACTAATCAAAGTCGAGGCTCCAGCAAGCCTACCTGTAGGACCTTTGCCCTGATATTTCTCTTTCAATTTGGCGATGCCATTATCTTGATACGACGTTTTGTAATCAAGAAAATGCTTCTCAGAATCGATTACCACCATGGAATGACGAACTGCCTGTGCCAATTCCGAGGTATTGGCACCACCAATTGTCATATCCGTAATCAGATTCGAAACATCACCCATTTTGTGCTGCATGTTCGAACGATTCGGCGGCTTACCATGATAATCGACACTTTTGGTCTTTTCGTTCCAGGTACCACCGTCAATCGTCTTCATTCCATCATAAGGCTTATATCGAGACCTCGGATCGAAGCCTTTTAGATCTTCCAGTGGTGGAGTACTCTTAATCGAGCCAGTTCGATTGGGAATTGCCAGGACAGTATCGCCATCGAAATCTGCACCAGACAATCTCTCGGCAACTGAATGATGGATTCCAATTGCATCTCGAGCTGACGTACCGATGATTTTTCGAGCTTCAGGATTCCGGTTATTGACCGTAACTTGAGGAATCTCGAAGGTTCCACCATGTGGGAATCGAACTAGTGCGACTTTCTCACCATTTGGCAACGAAGGACAATAAATTTCATCCGGCTTGATCTTGGTAACCGGCAAGATCACTTTGGTTGCCTGACGAGGCATAGCTGCAGCTCGAAGATGCACTGCTGCAGCATCGGTCTCATCGCCAAATGTTTCCAGCAAACGACGCTTGATTACTGGATTCGTGAGCGAATTGATGGCATCAAGCTCTTTACGACGTCGATCAAAAGTAAGATCGAGCTGACGTTGAGCTACTTCGGTATGCTGTTTGGACAACATCTGTGTGGGAAGGTTTCGAGACCATTTGTCCCAATCACCTTCCTCATTCACGATGTTCAAAGCAGACTTGACTTTACCGTCTCGATCGAGCAACTGACGAGTCACGGCCCCAAAAGGATTATCGGGATCGTCGGCCTGCTTTTTCATCACGTCGAACTTGCTATTACCGACTTTCGACTTGTTGGTATTGAACTGGAGATCTACACCATCCGGCAAATCGTCTTTATAGACGGCCATGCCTTTGAGATAGTGCGTTCCATCGACCGAAATGCGAACCTGAGCATAGTTGGACTTCCCCAAACTCAAATCTTTAGCATCAGGTCGAACATAGATCATACCATCGGCTTGAGCGCCACCATCTTCAGCATATCGAATTCCAATACGCTTGGAAGAGACATGGATTGGCGGTTGAAAACCACCATCCCAACGGCGCCCTTCGTCATCCGAATGTTCGGTAATTGGCCGGATCAAATCTGGGTTTTTGACCAGATCTTTCCATTCGACATCCTTACGAGCGAGTACCTTACGGGTAGTGAACTTTCCCGTTCCAATCTGCTTGACATCGACCGTATGTTGCACATAGCCTTGCTCTTTCAGCATGGCAACGGCCGTATTGAACTTAGTTGAACTAATTCCAATACCAGCAGCTGGATTATCGCTCAACGGTAGATTTCGCTCTACGCCGGTGCCAATGTCGATAGCACCTTTCTCATCAACCTGACGCTTAAGCATATTGGCTGTAGCTTGAAGAATATCTTTGCTTTCTTTCTCGTGCACAGCCAATAGAGAGCGGACAGAAGATTCATTAATGCCCATGCGCTCGCCGATAGCAACATTGGACAAACCCTTTTCTTTCAGACGAACGGCAAGATTGACCTTCTGTTGACGCTGCTCATTAAGCGAAATAGTCTTGAGAGCGCGTAGATCCGTGGTCTTGAATGGGTGTTCTTTAGTCGAGTACATAGCAGCAATTTGAGCTTCGGAATAGCCCTCACGTTTATGCTGCTCGATGATATCGAGAAATGCCTTACTGCGCTTGGTTACAGTCGATCCAGAACCCCATGGATACCGGCCCGACTTACGGAGGATGCCATAGTGGGCTAGATAATCGGATTCTTTTACGATCACTACGACTCCTCCTTTCGCATTTCGTTGATCAATTTATCGAAGAAGACAATTTTGTCCATAATGGCTCTAATAGTGAATGGATCTCCGATATATACTCGACACAGATTATCCTGATAGATGCGAAGTTCGATTTCTCGCATCAAGAATGGATCTTTCTTATATTCCAGACAGAACAACGCAGCATAGACTTCTAATTGATGCTCCGAAGTACGTGTAGCCCCAGTTTTGAGATCCGATATACGAAGTCGACGATACCGATAACTGATAGCATCAACAGTACCAAAGGCATTTGGCGAATAATAGAGTACCACCTCGGCTTGCATCTGATATTGAATGCACTGGTTAATGTACATTCCCAAGGTGGTGGATTCATCGTCCTGGAATTCCCGTTCCTCGATTGCGATAGCTGCATATCGATGTTGCTCCATCCCTTCCAGAGCAGCTCTCAGTGCTTTGTATCTGAACTCGAGTTTCTCAGCATCATAATTTATCCAGTGATATGCGCTAGGACTTAGAAAAGCATGCTGACCCTCAAGATGCGAATGCTTCCTGAAGCGCAATCAAGACCTCTTCTTCATTCTCTGGATAAATAAATGCGGCAAACGACATGTTATCGAGCTGTTCTACGTAGTACTCTTGATTCGGTCGATTTGCTGCTGTGCCAGATACCTTCACTTCTAGCATAGCCCAGTACTTTTTCCACAATAGCGTAAGATCCAGGATACCTTGTAGGTATTGCGGGTCGTTCTTGAGGACCACGCAACCGGGAAAAAGCTTCTTCAACTTTTTAATCAGTCTGGCTTGGTATGCCGACTCAGTCACATAGGGTCCTCCCTTCAAAAAATAGAAGAAACGTGCCTGCGATTTTCTACTTCTATCTATTATATACCGCGTTTCCCACACGTGCTAGTATATACTTCTCAGGCTGGCCCTGGGTCGGGAAAGCGCTTCCTCAATTCCTGGTCCACACGTTCGGCCGAATCGACCATACTGATCAGGTGGGCATCGGTCACAATGGCGTCGGTCCAGATCGTAATCACCCACGAATACACGCCTGCCGCCGTTCGACGCAGCTCAATCGAACCGCGACCTGGAACCGGATCACGATAGGGCTTGACAACATCAGGCACAGTCTCTCCTATTCAGCAAATTCGAAGATCATATAGTTCGGCCAAGCATACGTATTGTTGAAAATCGAAAGTACTACATCTCTCTCCAGAAGTCCGTATCGAGTTGCTGCTGCAAATGAATTCGGAAACACCTCGTGCTGGCCACGGGCCTTGACTGGTTCATTGATCGGATTGAAATATCGATTCTTGAATTGCTGATGGTACTGAATCGCAAACCAACGTGGCCGCCACATCAGATTATCGGCAGCACAGTTCCAGCGATTACCGTCCAGATTGATCGGAGTATCGAATGGTTTTACCGGTGGCTCGAGAAAGGCCCGAGCGACAATAGGGGCCAAAGCCCGCTGATTTTGGATGCCATCTCGCATCAAAGAGACGTAGACGCATTCCGTTTGATTGGCGTGTGGGGTCAACAAGCGATCGAACGTTTCGAACTTGACATCACCAAAACGATTCACACTATAGGCCGGAAATCCCTCAATAGGCACCCAATCTACCATATGACCCTCATTGTATATATTGAACTTTTTCACATTTTGCACGCTTTAAGAAGTCTCTGAGGTACAACACTTGGTATATACATTCCAGTACTTGTATTATATAATATTATACTTTATATCTCGCGCCCTTAGATAAATACTGTATATTATGTGTTGTACCCCAGAGACTTTACGAACCGTGCAAAACTGAAAAACGTGAGTATATAGTTTTTACTTCGGAAGTAGCGAAAGGGTGTGCTGAGCCAGTCCCTTGATCTTGGTCGTCGCGTTCCGAGCGGTCAAGATGTTGTTCTGATCGGCCCGAATGGCATCGATGTCCGCCTTAGGCATCTGAACCGTATCGGACGGCGGGGTAGGCGTAGGCACTGTGACATCCACCTTCGTGTATGCGTACGGGTCGACCGTAACCGTCTTCCCGTCGACGCTATCCGACCACTGGCTCTCGTTCAGATTGGCAAATAGCACCGCATTGTCAGTGGCCATACCGAAGACTCGCTGATTGCCAGTGTTGACCGGATACACATTCGTACCCGGCGGCACCAGGTCATGGAACGCTTTGACAGCTAGGCCCTTGGCATTCGGCTTACCGGTGTCTGGCGACGCCGGCGAGGTAGCGGTCTTGTTAAACAGGCCGAAGTAATCCTGAAAGGTCGAGCCACTGGCCGAACCCTCGGGCTGCCAGTCGAACACTTCGGCACACCCACCCAAGGCTAGCTGCATCAAGGTGGCGAACTGAAAGGAAGCCTTCTGGTTGTCGGTGTACAAATTCCAGTGTGGCGTGTACACCTCGAGCGAGTAGTGCTCGATGAATCCCAGCCGCTTGGCCTTATTCGTTCCGAAGAACGGCTGCCCTAAGGCCCAGAAGTCGTTACAGATCTGAAGCCAGTTGGGCACCCAGGTAGCCTGCAGCTGCGGATTCTGCACGCCTTCGGCTGTTCCCTGGGCATTGTAGTCGGTATTGGCGTAGTCCAGCATCACGCCATCCCAGCCCGGCACCCGCTGCATCCAGCCGACTAGGAAGTCCTTGTCCCAGGCCCACTGCAGCGGACGGTGACGGTTGGTCAAGTCACGTGTGCCACCCAGAGCCAGGTGCGGGCCGAACACCGGTAGTGTCGGATCCCAGGCTTTGACCGCTTGGTAAATTGCCGAGAACGAGTCGACCTCAGACTGGCCTCCGCCTCCCGAACCGAAGCTGCGGTTGGGCTGCTTCTTCAGCTCCTGGCGGTGACTGACACCGTGGAATGGGTTACCGCGGGTCTTGGCCTCCTTGAGGATGTTGACCCAGAAGTTACCCAGCTTGGTGTAGCTGTCAGTCCGACACGGATAGAAGTCGTAGTCCCCCGCTCCTGGGTTGGAGGAATACGGCTTGGGCACTCCGAAAGTTACCAACAGCCGCTTGGCCTTGTTGACCCGAGCCATGGCCGGCACCACTGCCTGGTTTCCGGTAGCCGGATCGAACAAGCCGCGCATGTTGCTCGAGGTAGCCCACTGGTACTGACCCTCGACCTCCATG